ACCGTTGACTCTGGCTCCACCAAGCAGGTGCGCCTCTCGTACAACCACCCCGTCAAGGAGCTCGTGTGGTGCTTCTCCAACACCGCTTCCACCAACTCCATGTGGAACTTCACCACTGCGTCCACTGATGCGGATGTCAAGATTCACACCGCCGCGGCTCAGGCTGCTGCCTCCAACGCCCTCGTCTCCACCTCCACTTATGGTGCCCCCATGCTTGGTGTCGGTGCCGAGATTGGTGGCTCCGCCCTCTTCATCGAGGATTCCGTCGGTCCCCTCAACACCTTCAAGCTTGTTCTCAACGGCCAGGACCGTTTCAAGGAGCAGAAGGGCAAGTACTTCAACACCGTCCAGCCCTTCCAGCATCACACTGGTTCCCCCTACCCCGGTGTGTACTCGTACTCTTTCGCGCTTAAGCCCGAGGAGCACCAGCCCACTGGCACTTGCAACTTCTCCCGCATTGACAATGCCCAGGTTGCTGTCACCATGAACACCGCCAACGATGCTACCACCATGCACATGTTCGCGACTAACTACAATGTCCTCCGCATCCAATCCGGTATGGGTGGTCTCGCCTTCTCCAACTAAGCATACAAATCAAATTTGTATTTGCTATTAAAAATTAATTAATTATTCATATTTAAAAATTGAAACCACACAATTTTTAAATTTGAAAGCTTAAAAATAACACTAGTAACGAAGTTATGATACTACGACGAATTTATGATCTTTTCGCGAAAGTAGAAAAACCCAAGTTAGGTCGATGGTCTCTAAAGACGTGTAACGAAATTTCAACATCTATAAACTCTGTGTATCAGAACAGAGATCACTGTGGTGACACTATATGTAAAACACCAAAGAAGGCAACGGACTTTTTTAAAACGCATATGCCATATACAGGTTTTAAAAAGGATTTTTGATTAAACATTTCTAGGGCGAGGGCGACGACGGTGTATTTTGGTTTGAGGTCTATATTTGGAGGATCTTGAACTCCACCATCTATAACCACCGAAGCCAACGGAGATCATAGATACACAGCAAAGGCAACAAAGTACTAAAAGTATGATTAGTGGGATCATTTCCCCCATTGCTTCTTCATTTGCTGCGTTAGTTAGGTCATCTCCACACATTCGTGTGAAAGTCTCATCTGTATTGAGCTTAGCTTTCTCTGCGTTAGATGCATCTTCACTCACCTGTACATCTCTGCACACGCGTTTAGGGAATTTCTTGTCCTTAGGAATCCTAGGTAGTGACTGGACATACTCCTTAGGTAGTGGTATAGGTAAAGCTAATGCTTTGGACACTATATCCATCTTACTTTATGACAACAATTTAATTGTCACCAACTACACTGGTGTTCCGGGGACGATTTCTGATAGTCATAGCCTTTGTTGGGGTTTGGATGTAATTTGGTACGAGGTTATCCTCCCAATCCCAGAATGTAAAGTTACCGACAGGAATCTTATGATCGTTTGTAACTAGGCAGCATACAACCTTGTCAATCTTGTTAGTGGGTTCAGCCTTGGAGAAGTTGCGAACTTGTTTGTAGACATTACCGTCCTTCACGTAGTGAGAACCAGTTACGTGAATGTCACCAATCTTGTAATAAGGATCACTTTGATTCTTAATCTTCATAGTAGCTTCAACAATGCTTCCGTTAATAAGAACATCACCAAGTTCGAGATTTTTCATTTGGCGGGTAGTACCATTCTTAAGTTGGACTTCAGTTTCGGGAGCGAAGCAACGGCGGCGAAACCTTGCAAAACGGGGCCTTCTAAATCTACGTCCGAAACGCCCCATTCTTCCAAAGCGGCGGGGACGGAATCTACGACGCCTAAAGCGCCTGAATCTAGGCCTAAAGCGTCTGAATCTACGCCTAAAGCGTCTAGGGCGTCCGCGTCCACGTCCACGTCTACCACGCCTGAACCTACGTACACGCTTAGTCTTTCTTACCACCTTTTTCTTTCTCATACGGAGAAAGGCAAAAATACCCCCACCTATGGATGAAGAACAGCAGCACGCTACAAGCGCCGCTATCATCATAGTGTTATCCCCACCTCCCCCTTGATTTGGTAAAGGAACTGGTGCGTTCATTATGTATTAGGTCAATATTATAAATTGACTTTTTGGTCTTCCCAATCCCAAAATATATGTTCACCTACTGGTATTCTATGATCGTTTGTAATTAGACAACTGACCACCTCATCAAATGTATCCGTAGCTCTAGACTCTTTGAATTTTTCGACTCTTACATACCTATGAGATACTAAGCTTGTAGTTGCCTTAATATAGTGAGATCCCGTGACGAGGATATCAGCATCCAGCTCTTTACTATGAATACGGTAGTATTTATCTCCTTCATTTCTAATCTGCATAGTGGCATTTACAATGCTACCATTCGTGAGAATATCACCAAGCTTAAGATTCTTAATGGGTACAGTGGTACCATCTAGAAGCTTTATGGGGGTGTCTGGAGAGAAGCACCTGAATCTAAAACGAGGCTTTCTGAACGCCCTTTTAAATCTACGCCCAAACCTACGGAATCCACGTCTACGGAATCCTCTCCTAAACCTACGCCCAAATCTACGTCCAAATCTACGGAATCTACGGAGTCTGGGCTTTCTGAACACCCTTTTAATTCTACGTCCAAATCTACGGATTCTAGGCCTTCTTCGTATCTTTCGTGCTCGTGCAGCTCTTGCTCTAGCTTCACGGGCTCTTCTAGCTGCGAGGGCTCTTTGACGACGAGCTGCCTGTTCTCGTCGCCTTTTTTCAGCTCTTTGTCTAGCTGCCTCAGCTCTTCGTCTAGCGGCAGCTGCTTCAGCTCTTCGTCTAGCGGCAGCGGCGGCTTCAGCTTGTCGTTTTGCAGCCGCAGCAGCAGCAGCCTGATCCGCCTGCCTTTTACGAATAAAGGCAAATGCCCCACCTCCACCCAAAAGACTTACTGATGAGGAAGATGCCGAGGCAGCGCTCCCCATCATCAACATCATTGCCATAGCCATATTGGATGATCTTATTATATGTTTAGAAGATTATCTTCCCAATCCCAAAACATGTGTTCACCTATAGGTATTTTATGATCATCTGTAATTAAACAGTAAACAACACTATCAAATGTATCTGTAATTTTAGCTTCTGGGAAATGTTTGACTTGTACATAGTCATTCTCGTGTCGATGTTTTACATAGTGTGTTCCGGTGACATATATATGTTTATCAAGATTTAACGAGTATATTTTATAGTATGGCTCATTTTGGATCTTGATTTTCATCACAGCAGTTACAGTGCTACCATTTGTGAGAACGTCGCCAAGTTCCACATCCTTCATGTGAATGAGATCCCCATTTTGAAGTTTTATGGGTGTTTGGGGTGAGAAACAACCACCTCCCCCTCCACCACCTCCCCCTCCACGTCGTCTTCTTCTTCTTCTAAAACTATCTCTCCAACGACGTATTCTTCTCACAGGTGATCGTCTTTTAACTGTTTTAGGTCTACGATGCCCATATATCTTTGCCACCTGTTGAGCATAAGTTAGTTTCTTAACTTTTGGTTTAGGTTTAGGTTTAGGTCTTCTAATAATCCGTCTAATTGCTCGCCCGAATCTAGGGCGTCTAAATCTACGGCGTCGGCGACGACCGAATCTAGGTCTAAAACGCCTAAAGCGACCGAATCTAGGTCGTCTAAAGCGTCCGAATCTAGGCCGCCTAAAGCGACCGAATCTAGGTCGTCTAAAACGTCCGAATCTGGGGCGTCTAAATCTTCTTCCCCTAAATACTGAGGGTCTTCTCAAAAATCTTGAGGGTCTAGGGCGTCGTGGTCTTGCAAATCCTTTTTGTACTTGCTTTCTACGAAGATACAAAAAAGCTGCTCCACCAGCTGATGATAGCGAGGAGGATAAACCCGCCGCTATCATTGCGATCATCGCCATGATGAATGCTTATTATATACATATAAAATTACTGAGCAACCGTCTTACGAGCAGCTCTGGCTGATCGTATTTTATTGAATATCACATCGACATTCTTCTTTGTTGGGATGAGGTTATCCTCCCAATCCCAAAACACCATATTACCTACGGGGATCTTGTGATCACTTGTCACTAAGCAGCTGACAACATCATCCACCTTGTCGGTAAGCTTGGCATTTGGTAAGTCCTTAACTTGCACATACTTCATACCATGTTTGACATAGTGCTTACCAGTTACATAGATGTCACCAATCTTGTAGTAAGGATCGTTGTAGTTCTTAATTCTCATAACCGCGTCTACAACACTACCGTTAATGAGAGTATCACCTAACTTCAAGTTCTTGATCTTCACAGTCTTACCATTCTCAAGCTGAATGGGGGTTTCGGGGGAGAAACACCTGAATCTAATACGAGGTTTCCTAAACACTCGTTTGAAACGCCTGAACCTAGGACGCCTGAACGCTCTCTTAAATCTACGGAAACCGGCTCGTCGTTTTCTGAAAAGTCTCTTAACACCTCTGAACCCCTTTTTACCTAATCTTCCAACACCTCTGACACCCTTCTTCGCGAGACTGAAAGGTGCCTTAATGAGTCCCTTCGCGGCTCCTAATGGATTCATCAGGGTTTTGAAAAACCCAGATATAATCTTCCAAAAGAAGAAAAGTGGGGCCAAAACTAGACCAGACGATGACGAAGACGACACCGACATGGAGCACATCATCATTAGGGGCATCATGTTAGCAGCCATCTTTATACCCTCTGTTACATTGTACTGAGAAAAAATTACATAAAAGTGTGAAACGTATTTGGGGTATGTATGAAATATACACAGATGGAAGTTGCCTCGGAAACCCTGGTAGGGGTGGATGGGCTGCGATAAGTAAGGACTTTAAGATATGTGGATCTCAATCCAATACTACAAATAACGTGATGGAGATGACTGCGATCATCAAAGCACTTGAACAGTGTATATGGATGGAGGAGAAAAACGTGCGTATTATTACTGATAGTAACTACGTGAAACAGGGAATATCTGCATGGATCCACAATTGGAAGAAGAATGGGTGGAAAACTTCCAATGGTGGGGATGTTAAAAACAAGGAGCTATGGGTTAAACTCGATGATTTAAGGATGCGTTTTATTATGATTGAATGGAAGTGGGTAAAGGCTCATAACGGAAATCCCCAAAATGAAGAAGTTGATAAATTAGCCAGGGAGTGCGCTAAAAATTTATCCGTATAATTTAAGTCCATGAGTGTTAAAACTATAGATGAACACTGTGAATGGTGTGAAAAGCAGGAAAAACTGCTTATTAAGTGGGCAGAAAAAGCGGCCGGGTATCGCTGGCTACATAACCATGCCCGCCTTTATTATAAAAAGCAAAACGACTGGCTGGCTTATCCGTCTATCGTCATAGCCTCAATAACGGGAGTGGGTGGTTTTGCCGTTCTAAATCCCAGTGGTAATGAGGATGTTTCTCCTGAAACTAAGAACAATATAATGATAATCCAGTATTTCTTTGCCTTCCTAAATGTCTTGGGAGGAATATTATCGAGTATTTCAAAATTCTCACAATCTTTACCTTTATCTGAGTCGCATTCAGCTATGTGTGTAAATTGGTCAAAGTTCTATAGGTCAATAGATATGGAATTATCTCTTGATATCAAGCACCGAGGAAATGTTGTTGAGTTTATTATGAAGTCAAGAGAGGAATATGACAAACTTTTAGATGATGCTCCGGACATCCCAGCTATAAGTATACAGGCATTCATGGTACAATTCCCCGAGAAAGAGAACAAACCAGATGTATGTAACGGACTCTCGATTGTCGTGAGTGATGATGCAGCCTCAGTAACTTCATCTAAACGCGCTGTATCTAGATGGCTCAATGCTTTCAAGGGGGTAAAAGATAACAGGAGGAAAAGCCGTGATGTTGAGATGGATGAATTAAACAGGATGGAATCTGTGTAAATAAAATATAGTCTAACTATAAATGCAAAGATTACCTGCGGTCTTCCTTATCACGTTTGTATTCGGTATACTCTACATGATGCTTGACAAGGCGAGCAACAAAAATTTTGGTTTCAAGACTATGCTTGATCCCTTTTATTTCAGTTTTACAACTATGAGTACCGTGGGTTATGGTGATTACTCTCCAAAGACGGACATGGCCAAGTTTTTGGTTATGATCCACCAGGGTCTCCTCATTGGTGAGATTATTAGCCTTTTAGGTCTTGAGGCCAATTCCAGCTTATCTAATCGCATGGCTCAGTTAAAGAACATGGTACCTCCTATGCCTTCTAAGATGGCTTAAACGGTACAGGATTTATCTGCGAACAATGCGTAAAAAGCGGTCGCTCCTATTGTAGTAGTTACCAAAAGATTCTTATGTTGAGGTAAAAATGCCATAGCCACTATAAGTAGGCACAGTATGTAAATGTACACAAACTGTGCGTATTCAGTGACAGCCCTAGAGTAGCGACTCAGACCGGGTGAACCCGGGTAAGATACGAATGGTGCGTTTGATTCATTCCTACTTTGAGTTGGTTTGAAGTTCTCAAAAATAACATTATTCTCATCCACCTTAATATCATCACGACTTCTGCACAATGTGTTGAAGTTTAATTGATCATCCTTACATTTTGTCTTTGCTTCGGCTTCAAGGAATTCTAGGAGTTCTTTGGCGTAGCCCATATACATTCCAGCGTTGGCGGTTCCACTTCCCTTACATGTACCAAAAATGAGGCTTGTGATGAACTTTCCACTTATGTTGGGATCACTGGAAAGTAGAATCTTACAATCAAATTGATTGAAAAGATCTATGACATTACTAGGATCTTTGTTAATCTTGGTATCAAATCCATCTAGAAATATGATAATATCCGTAGCATTCTTGGTTTTTAAATAGTCCATAACACCTTTTGTCTTGTCGGAGAACCCCTTCCATTCTGTTCCCCATCCCAAAACTTTGACTGGAACATTAAACTCGTTATTCACGAGTTCTTCAAATAAGCCGTGTGATTTATTGGCATATGTCACTATCTCGTATGACATTTGATATATGCTGATATTAAAATTCAACCCACTTAAAGTCAAGGCTCCTAAATAGTATGTGGGAAGGAGTCCCACCGTTATACAAGTTGGTTAGTAATATAACCAAAAGCACCGTTCCTATAGCTCAGTTGGTTAGAGCGTGGTGCTTATAACGCCAAGGTCACGGGTTCGAGCCCCGTTGGGAACACTCCTTTTAGAATGATTGTCCTCATTGTAAAAG